GCAATGGGATGGCCAGCGTGAACAAACTTCGCAATCGTTGACGCAGCCGCAAGTGCGGTTGCGGGGGAGACGGTGGGTTCTCGAGCCCCGGTGACACGCAGGGGGACTGCGGCATTACGGGTTCTGCGTCTTGCGGGTTTGGGTTGCCGGCGGGCATTGCGAGCACGAGCCATGGAAAGAGAGAAAAGAGTGGATATAGCCAAAGGGAAGAGGGTGAAAAGAATTGTGGCGGTGGGCCTAGTCCAACCGCCAAAGGCGGGACAGTTTATCGACATGTCCGGGTCACTCGTCGTCTCTCACGACTTCCTCCTGCGCGGCGGCCTTCTGGCACGCCTAGGCCGGTCTGGAGGGACTCCATTGATCACTACATCCGCGGGATACTCCGGGACGTTGATTTCACAACAGAGTGGTGCATTTTGCACGAAGTCGGACAAGGAACAACAGCCGGTCATGAACAAATCGAATCTTGCACGGTCAAACGTCGGAAGAACGGACTGCACGTATGCATCCATCCATTCCTCGCGCTCATTAGGATAAGCGCCGTCTGATCGGATTCTGCCATTGTCCATGGCCCACCAGCCCACCAGCTCATTCCAATTCTTTGGAGTGGGCATGTTATCTGGGGCAAGGCGGAATACTGTGGAGCAGATCGCGCCAAGTATCGGGGTGTTGGAGTCATTGACAGCTAGTGACAGAGTTTTGAAGTATAACTTCAGCTCTGGGGTCCACGGGGCTGCAAGAGAGACGGTGGTGTGGAATTTGGACAGTGCCCTTGGTATGTCGGTCACTGAATTAAGTGAGCCGTACCATACCCCAGGTCCGTAGACACGCGCAAGGAACTCAACACCGAACTGTCCCCTAAGGACTGGCTCGATCTCAAGGCCCAAGCCCAGATCACGCGCTGCCTGAACGTAAAGCTGTTCAGGCACATCAGCAGTAAGACCATCGTCCCCACCGTAAAGGCCTAATCTCTTGTAGGCTTCTTTTGGAGTGAGGAACGATCCACTCAGGCGAGTTCTCCTGAGTGCGACGTACGCGCAAAACGCATTGTCGATCGAATTGAAGAGTGCGGTTTCTGGGGATCCTGAGAGACGTGCAAACATGCTGTCATATGCCTCACCGAAGGTGGTGTAGCATCGACAGCCGTACTGCGTTCTCTGAAGCTCCGCAAGTTCAGTCAGGTACTCTGGCTGAAATGCGGCCATCAGGATGACACGTTCAAGCTCTCGTAACAGGTAAGATATTGAGCCATCTAACCTATGGAAGTCTGTCTTATAGATCTTCTCCCTAGCTTCGGAACACACTTTCACGACTTTGGCGGCCACCAGGGCTGGGGAAAGTCCGAACGCATACCACACTTGATCCTTGATTTTCTCAGCAAGGGCATAAGTGTAGCGTGAGTAGTTCGCTTTGTCCAGTCCGTTTATGATGGAGATTATCCGCGGGTCTTTTGGGGCGGCGTACGCCTCCTTCTTGAGGAACGTTTTGACAATGGGCGGGTAGTTGTCGCCAAAGTCATTCGCTTCATCAAGAATGCGTCTCTGTGTGGGACGCGCCTGCCTTGCGTAAACATCTTCCATGTCTACGGGAACCAAGGTCCCGGCGGCGTCACCAAGAAATAACCGTGTGAACTCTGATATGTACTTCCACATCTCTGGGGAAATAGTCATGTCAAGGTTCTGCTTCAAAGTTATTCTTCCCTTTACTGCAGCCTTATCATTGCCTAAGGTCTGATCGGGGGCGAATGCTCCGTGGAGGAAGGGGGGCATATAAGCCTGAAGTGAGGATTTCGCTTCAGGCTCATAGCTCGCGGCGTCAAACTGGTATCGGATGACTGCCTCCTCAAGAGGGAACACAGTAGTGGGAACACAGGGGGCGCATTGCCTGTGGTAATCTGCCAAAATAGCAGCCTGATTACGGTCAATGTCTTTGCTATACGTGCATACGGTGCCGCTATTGAGGGTGACGGAGCTATTGCGTGCCGCAATAGCTATGGCCTCGTCAACCTCAGCTGGTACCGTGACGCATCCAAGACTGCCCAACCCAGCCGTCGAAACGTAGATGCCGTCGCGGGTCTGGACGTGCATGCGGGCGAATCGATCGATGGTGGGATTGAACCGTGTCAAAGGCTGTCCCGCTAGAGTGAACCAAGCCACAATGGCGAGGCACCCATTATAGCGGGCCAGGGGAGTGAGGAGCACAAGGGACCTGTGGTCGGAGACGTATCTCCGGTCAACAAGGTATACTGATGCTCTGTAAGGAATGCCGTTCCAGAATCGGTAAGCGACGATGCAGTCGGTTCCATAATTCCAGAGTGGGTGCACATACCTAGCTCCCCCGCTAACGCGCATGTCCACCAATCCACCTGAAATGAAAGTAAAAGACTCTTCACCAGTGGAATTGGCGCATGCAGTGGGCGTGAAAGTGTAAAGAAGGGTGGGCCGTGCGCTCTCAGTTAAGAGATGCGGCATGTCGACGTAGTAGTCGACATCCACCAGGACTCGTAGATCGTGTGGTAAAGGAGGGTTCGAGACTGCTTCTGAAGCGATGTCTTTTGCCCAAAAATACTCACGGGAGCCGTGGCGGCCGGCGTGTTGGTCAGCGAGAGATTGCTGGATGAAAAAGGGACGTAGTCCACACCACGCAGCCAAGCGCTCAGCGAATAAGGATGCTGAACTGCGATGCGCTGCGGAGCTGCCATGAGTATGGTTCTTGCGCGGCTTCATCGAGGGTAGTACAACCTCGGAAAACGCGGCACGCAGAGAACTGGAATACTTTCCGGCACGTGGGCTTGACAGGAGCCTCGACGCCATACGGCGGAGGCTTGGAGTCAAGAGATAGAAGAGAATGCCCGTCACTGTCAGACAGGCAATGGTGCATAGGATAAGAGTGCCTATGACCAAGAGAGGATGCCACGCCGCAAGTGCGACATGGTGGAGGTCTTCCTCTACTTGGGGGATCACCGGGGGAAGGATCCGAAGCGCAAGATGGTCCGGAGTCTTCAAAGAGGTGGGTGCGGAGATACTCGACGCGATCAGCCAGAGGCTGATACTCAGCGTGATGGCGAGGGCGCCAAACACACTGAGGAATTGTCTGCGGGAATGAAACAACA